TACCATAGTGCATGTAAACCTCTTTGAAAGGATTCTGTTTATTAAACACAGAAGGTACAATGCGTACCGAGTGTTTACCCACGATTGGCCTCCAAATAGTTTGGGTGAGGTCTTTCTTTTGTCCTCCACGTGGATTCTGTAGAGCCGACAATCTTGATTTGATGACTGAAATGTCCATATATAACTGTTTTGGTAAATGTAATGATTGTTCTAGAACGGAAAAAATCGTTCTTTCTAGTTACACAGCAACTATCTTATGGAGAGTAGTGTTCAACTTCTTGAGGTCATCACCTTGAGTCAACAAGATACTATTCTTGTAGTCGTTCCAGTTGATAATAAAAGATGTATCTAGTACACCTTCATTCAGCTTCTTGATCAAAGTGTTAAGAGCGTTGATAGTATAAAGAGTGTTTGACTCTTTCTTTCTATGGAGTAAGATAGTATTTGGGAGGATTTTGGTCTGGCCACCTTGGAGTTCAATGTTATATGTACACATGTACTCTTCTGATTCTGGTGAAGCCAAAACAAAGATTTTTTTATATAGGATAGTGTACTCTCTGTTAATTTCTCTCAGTGTGTCATCTAGACCATCTTTAGAGGTAAAAGTACAAAACAACTTATTCATAAGCGATTCAGCGGTAATTTCAATTATTTTTTGTTCTTGCATAACTTTATTGATTATAAATATTGATTATATTACTAGAAAGCATAGTTGGTGCCGTATTTGTGTCTTACGACCATTTGGTTGTTTTCTAGCACTTCTTTTATCTTTTTTAGTAGTGTTTTTCCATCTTGTTGACAAAAGTCAAACAAGAATGAATCGTAGGTGATTAAAATTAGTTTTGTCTTCTTTTTACTTAGAAGTTTGTTTATCTCTAAGATCTTGTCAATGTTCTCCTTGGTCTCCAGATTCTGGATAATATAGTTGAACAGTTTTAGCTTATTCATGCCAGGCAGCTTCTTTAAGATACGGCCAGTAGGTAGTACCGCTGCTTTATGTGCATTATACTTCTTCCACTCTTGATCAATAAACTCACTTAGGTGCTTAAAGAAGTCTATATGTTTGTATTGGGCTTCAATCCCTCCATACAGCTGCCTAAACGTAATAGTCTTTGATTCTTTATACTGCTCAGGAGTTAGCTCGTCCAGGTTGAAATATGCGCGCCCTAAATAGGTGTGCATAGACTCTTTTGTAGGCACAAACCCAATCAGTCTAGATATCAGCCTTAGGTGGTAGGCGTCAAAGTCAAACTCTACAAGAAAGTTATTTCTTGGAACAAAACACTGTCTAAAGTCTTGATCTTTAGGTATAGCTAGAAAGTTAATACCGTTGAATGAGTTAGTAGGCCTAGCTGTTAAGTTGTACAGGTTATAGTAAGAATAGATGATTGAACTATCTAGACTATACTCTGGGTGCTGGAACTGAAACTTGTTATGGAAGCATTTTAGGTCCACAGCAATACCTGCCTCTTCTACTTTCTTATACGCTTCAACAAGCCTGTCTTGTAGTTCAATGTCCATCTCAAGGTGGAAATAGTCTTTTACCATCTTGTACAAGCACTGGCACTTTTCGTAGTGCTTAGCGATTGGTATGATCTCATTGATTGTTGGTAGTATAGGATGCTTGATATAAAAGTCACGGTGGACCGGAGTGTTACATTCAAAAGAACTATACTCATTGTTTTTGTCTAGACAGATAAATTGTACGTCGATAGACTTAGGAAGATCTAGAAAGTACGAGTGGAACTTCTTGTCTAGTAGATAGATCTTGTCGTGCTTTTGCAAGAACTGTTCTACTAATTTAATGTCTAGTGAGAATCCTTCTGAGTGGTTAATTACAAAGACGTAGCCTTTCTTACCATTATGATAATATACTAAGCTTGCTTTACTTAACTTAGGGTGATAATAATCGTTAGAAGTAACAATTTGAATAAACGCTTCATCTTGTAACTCTAGACGGTCTAGCTGCTCTTTATTTTCAATGATGAAATACATAACCTGTTATTAATCACAATAATATACTATTGTGTCGATAGTAAAAAAACTATCTATAGAGTAGGCCTAGCGAATTTAGAATACTCGCCTCCAATAAAATCAACTATGCCTAAGAATGTTCTATTTGCGGATTCAGTTAAACGCTGATTTGTTTCAATGATGCCTGGTATAATATTGTACTGTGATTCACGCTTACTATTCAATGGGCCTGTTAACTTCCAAAGTATAGTTGTAGTTTGATAAATAGTTATGTCGTAGTCAGCAGTACCGTTTACAATTGAGTTGTACTCGTCTTGAGATATCTCTGTAACAAAACCGCGCTCATTTTCTTTTTTAGTAAAGTAGCGAATGATATATCCTTTTCTATAATCTTGTTCAATAGGTTGTGGATAGTATGAATTAGGTTGACCTGGTATTCTTGGATTTGAAAGGGTAGAGGTTGCAACTCCAGTTGCTTGGGCAATTTGTCTTTTTTGTCTACTAGACAAATTTAAATTTTCTAAACCTGGTGCTGCTTTATAATATGGAATTCTTTGAAGCTCTTGATTAGGTCCTTGTTCTGGGTTAGGTCCTGTAAAAGCACGGCCATCGTATGTTTCATAATACTTACCAGAATAAGGTGCACCATTCAAGACAAAATCTCCTCCTGAAGTAGTTAGGTTAGCAGTTATAGCAAATGATGGATAGTATCTTAACATATTATGCAGTTATTGAAAATACAGTTCCTCCTTTAATAGTAGAACCTTGTTGCTTTTTTAACTTGTCTAAGAAAGTTATATCAGTTCCTGGTCCATAAGCTGCTGGGTTATTAGATGTAAAATACAAATAGTTTTTAGGTACTTTACTCAATATATTAATAGCAGCTCCGTAAATAGACTCGGCTTGGCTTATTCCAGGGCCATTTAAATAATTAATACTAGGTTTATATCCATCAGCTTTTGTTCCTGTTACAGATTGGAATTGACTCTTTTTAGTTAGTGTGTCTGTAATTGTAAGAGCACCACTAAACCTAGTTCTAGTTCTGTTTAATATTACTGCCATAACCCAAGCTTCTTCTTCTTGGTTTCTACTAGCTTCTGCAAATGTAGCAGATACTAATTGACTCCATTCTGTGTCTGACATTACTCTTCCTAAATAAGCTTCTGCTGCTGCTTTTGCTGGCGCGTTTGTTCCGGTAAATTTAGTATTACCAGAACCTACAGTTGCACTTTGATTTTCTGGGTTTGATCCAAACTGGCCTTCATTTTTACTTGCGGCAATAAAAGAACCAGAAAAATCAGTAGCATCTTTCAAGAAAATCATACTACCTTTAACAGCAGTATTCCATTTGTTACTTTCTATAGTATTACTTAAACCAGTTATAACAAATCCTACTTTATTAATACGATCTTTTTCTAGCCCTTTAACTCCTTGAACTATACGATTATTGTAAGTGTAAGGAAGTAGTTGGCTAGATATTGTAAAGGCTTGCCCCATTGTTAAACCTGATATACCATCTGTAGTAAAATTAACAGATACAGGGATCATAGTAGACGCTCTAGTAGGATAATCATCATTTTTGATCTTACTCATTCTTTCTATATAGTAGTTAGTAGCTTGAGAAACATTTGCTTCTGAAGGATTAATCTTACTATAAAAGTCTGATATAGTTCTGTTGAATTGTGTAGCTGACGCTTTTGCGGAATCTAAACTAGAAGTTAAGTTAGTTGTTACATCACCTTTAACTGGTATAAATCTGTCTTTATAATTAGTGTTAATAAAACCAAAATTGTCTCCATTAACAGATAGAGTCGCTTTATTGTTAACATCAGAGTTAGCAGATATAGCTATCATATTAGATAGTTTACTACTAATTTCTGTTTTAATTTCTAGGCTTCTAGCAATACTAGTTTTACCTACCAAAGGAATTTCTGTTCTATTGTCTTGAGGTTGTAGTATATTTTCATTCTGACCTGGTGGAAGTACTTGGTCATCTACTATTTGATATGTATTTGCGCCATCGTTATAAGCAAGCCTTAACGAATTAAAATTACCAAGGTATTTGTTAATGTCTGATATAACTTGCTCTATAAATGTTTTTAAATAGATACTATTTGATCCATCTTTAAAGCTATAGTCTCTTACTAATTTAACTAGGTAATCTATGTTTAGAAGAACATTCATTATCTTTCCTTTGTAGATATTAGTGTCTCCTGCATTAGATTTTAAACTAGGAAGATAGTAAGACAAAAGGTCTTGCGTTTGAGGATTAAACAAAGAAGACTCTTCTGTTGTTCCGGTAAGAGGTGCAATCGCAGTTTTATTCTTAGTTAGAATATCAGTTAAAAATAAACTTTGATAATCATTAAAAGTGCCTTCAAAAGGAATTAGAGTTACCCAAGGGTTTGTGCTTAATTGTTTACTATTACACAAAAAGAAGTTTAAATTAGGATTATAGTCAACATAAACTAAAGGAGTTTGTGATCTAGTGTCCTTAGTATCATATATACTACAGTTGTGATTCAGTATCATTAAAAGAAGACCTAGAGGAATATATACAGGGTGAGTAGTAGACGTACCTTTAACTATCTCTTGATTAATTTCATAAGGAACTACAAACGCTCTTAATAACTCCTTATAGTTTACAGCCCTTCCTTCAAATTGAGATATGTTTTCTCTTCCAGACAACAACTCTGTAGCAAAACCATATTTAGCATATATTCTAAATCTATCAACAGGGCTTATTGTAGTATTCGTACTATATATTGAATCTTGTATTACACTAGGGCTTTTTACAAGATCTCCTATATGGTCACTGTAAATACCATTAGAGAATATTTGTCTATAGAAAGGAGTTCCTGATGGGGCATCTTTTTCATTTGCTATTTCTAAGATAAATACTTTTTTGCCTATAGATAAATCGTTATTATTTCCTCTAATAGCTTTGTTAAGAGCGTGTACTTGAATAGTTCTTAGAGTTAACTCTAGGCCTGACTGTGATTGTAAAGCTTGAGTAATTTGTTCAATAGATGCTTCTTGGCCTGTAGATTGATCTTCTTGAGCAGGAAATTGACTAGTGTTCTGGGCTGCAATAGAATCTTGAACTACTTTATAATCAGGAGACCCTGCAGACCTAACTATATTTGTAATTAATGCAGTGTCTGTAATGGATAAAAGAATTTGTACATTAACTTCTAAATTATCATCAAAGCTTCTTCCAGTTAGTTCTCCTGTTACTCTATCTATTTCTTGTGATTTTTCTCTAACGGTAACTTTAAGGTCTTTAGATAAAACCAATATAGGAAGAAACCTTCTACCTTGAGTATCTGTTAAAGAATTTGCGTCTTTTATAATAGCAGGTCTAAATCTACCAATTCCTGTTCTAAATTTAGTTTCTAGATTAGGATAATCTATTTCAAAAGATTCAACTGTAAAAATACTTTCTACACTATTTCTTAATTCAGTTACGGCTTTTAAATATATCTCTTTAACATCTACTGAATCACCTGGGAAGTTGGGATTTTTTTTATCAAAACTTACTGTTAATCTGATAGGATATTTTGGTAGTCCTGTTCCGTTATAAGAAAATTCTATAAATTTTTCAATTTGGTTTGACCTAGAATCTCTGTCTTCAGCAATTCCAAACATTCTATCTTCTATACTTGCATTTTGTGTAGCTTGAGTAACAAACGCTGTAAAGTTAGTTACAGACAGCGGATTTGCTTGAGTAGGATTGAGGTTAACAGGAGCTGGAGCTGGTGATCCTACTAATTGTGTTATCTTATCAAATAAAATATTAGTATCTATGGCTATTGATTCAACTAGCTCTTTTGTATTATTACTAGGAATTAGTACTCCAAATTTTGGAATTATAAGAGACCACTCTCTATTTTTTACGTTATATAAATAATCATAGTTAGTTATACTAATAGCTTTGGAATTAGGAATACCAGCAACTCTAATTATATTACCTATATCTGATAAATCAGGTTCTTTATCTTTTTTATTTATTTCTTTATTAAGAAATCTTAATAGCGATATTTGTTTAGCTTCTGTTTCTGCTTTTGCTGCTGCAGCTGATGCGGCTTCTTCAGCCAAACGTTGTCTTTCTTCTGCAGTAGAAATTTGTATAAGTGTATTGTTATATTGTCTAATCTCTTCAGCTAATATATTAGGAAGGTCTCTAGGGTTATTAATCTTGATACCGTCTCCTAATATACCTAGACCCATTAGTCTTATTGTGCAGTCATATCCACCTTCTTGATTGTAACTAAAATTAAAATTAGTTACCATACCAAGCATAGCATCATAGTTGCCTTCTGAGCTTCTTACATTTTTTGATATCTGAACTGCTATTTCTTCTTTGGTCAAATTTTCTCTAAATGGATCTATTGAATATAGTTCACTAGATTCTACTCTAGTGCCATTAGTTCTGTAAAAGAAAGTATTACCCCATTCTAAGAACATGGTAAAACCAAGCTTAAAATACAGAGCATCGATAATATCTAATTGATTTTTATCCCAGCATCTAAAATTAATTGTAGCTGCTCTAAGTGAACCTAGTCTACCTTGAGTTTCAATGTTTACAGATGTAAGACCTGGCATTGGTCTGTAACCGAACTCTCTTACTTCATTGTCTCCTAGTATACCATAAGCACCATCTTTACCTATGCCTGCTCTTTGTTGATATGTGTTTTCTCTTAAGTATTTTGATGTGCCTCCGAATAAAACAAATTGTTTTGCAAGATCTTCTGACTTTTGTATACCTGATCCTACAACATTACTAAAATGTCTTACGTCTGATCCGTATATGTTTATAGAAGAAACAAGTCTTACCCAAGAGCTTTTATTGGCAAGATATAAGATGTTATCATTATCTCTTACGTCTTTAGATCCTTGCACTGCTCTAGTTCCTAGTTGGTCTATTAACCACTGAGGAAGTTTAGTGCCTAAGATGTTCGATATTTTATTAGTATCTAAACCTGCCATAACTATCTTGTAGCATTTACTAACTTATATGTATTGATTGCTCCTGATAAATCTACTGGTATACGAAGTTGTGTTCCTGGTTCTACTACTAATGAATCTCCTGATAGTGCGTTTGCTGACGCAATAACCCACCAAAAAGTAGAGTCTCCATAGAAGTCATTCGCTAACAGGTCTAATCTATCACCTAATACCGTAATAACGTAATTATCGTCATTAGTAGGCGGTATTTCAGGGTATATATTATTAACATAATATTGACTCCCGGTTGCAGCGTACTTGATAACTTCTATATTTTGATATCTGTAGTTCATATTGGTTTAATAGTAGGAAGTGGTTGATTCTCTGCAATCTGTTCTGCTAATGTAAGATTCTCATTCAACGTAGGACTAAATTGTCTTAACTCTTGTAGAGTAGAAGATCTTTCTCTAGTGAATTGAGTAGCTATATTAGGCTTTATAAATGTGTTAGGATCTTCAGGAGATGACTTAGGAATATTCGCAATCAGTGGAGATATGTTAGAAGTTATAGTCGTAGTATCTGCACTAGTTTCTTGAGACGCATTAACTGTTGTAGTGTTGCTTGATATTGTATTAGGCCTTTTAGGAAGCACGTCAAGAATAGGTCTAAAGGTAACTGCTACATCTACTACTTGTGGTAGTTGTGCAATTTGACCTGATTGATCGTCATTTAAGTTAACTTCCCAAGGAGTGTTATTATCAACAGTCAAATTTATCGATTCTATGAATCCAGGCACACGATATAGATAGTCACCAATAGTTACACGAACTACAGGAGCTCTCATTATACCTTGGCTAGGACTATAGTCTGGGTAAACTTGACCTAATAGCGTATTTAGTTTGTTGTATAGTGGTTTAAGTTCTTCACGAGATTGTGCAGCGACTCTAAAAGAAAACGACACACTTCTCGTAAAACCTTGATAGGTAAAGAAGTTCTCACCTCTACCGATGTATTTAAATGAGTTTAGTTCAGCACTATTACTATCAGTAATTCCAGCTGTTAAAAATGCTCTAAAGAATATTGCAGTTGAATAACTAGGAGCATCATTAGATATTGCTTCAAAAACAAACTTAATCAAGTCCTGTGTTTCTTCTTTCTTTATTTCCCAAGGTGCTTGATCATTTCTAAATAAGAAAGGATAAGTTAAGTTTAATCTATCTGATCCGTACTTACCAGTTGATACATTGTATGTATAGAATCGTTCTACACTTTTATTTCCCCAAGGAGTATAAGTGCCAGCTAAATCTGGAATTTGACTTCTGAAGTCTTGTAGCTTAGTGGTTCTTAGAGTCTGTAAGGTTTTACTGTCGTTGTATGTAATGTTTACATTCTGAGTTAGTAACTTATCATAAGTCATTGATGATCTAGACACTAGTTTAGTTGTATCAACTACTCTTGGAATAGTTGTAGATCCTATACCGTAAACAGAGTTAGGGCCTCCTAGATATTGGAAGATCATATTTCTGTTTAAAGATATACCTAGTGTGTTTACTAGATTAACATCTGGCACGTTTATAGGATTGACAAAAGGGTTTCCTGTCGTCATCTTTAATGCCAGCAAATTATAAAGCCTATTAGACGCTTTTACGTTATTGACGTTTTGCGCATTTACAGTAGCATAGTAGAACTTCTCAAAAGGACTAAATGGTATTAAACCTGGTCTAATAGCGTGAAAACCTGTTCCAGACACACCTACTTGAGCAAGTGTATTTGCACCTAGGTTATACACTCTAGTGTTTTCTAATAAACCAGGGTAAGGGATTCCTTGAGGAATACCAAACAAAGTGTTACCTGTCTCAATCTTAGGATTAGATAGTTGTAGCCCTACTTGTTTTTGTATAAAAGCAGTGCCTCTTGGTTTGTCTTCAAAGAACTTTCTGATTCTAGACCTGTCTATTCTACTAGAAACAGTAAATGATTGTGATCCTAAGTTAAACTCTAGTTGGCCTCCTCTAATAGGAAAGTCCAAACCTCCAGTAGATCCTGGTCTATATATAGGTTGAAATGTGCCAGTAGCATTAGGTGTATCAGGGATTATAGTTTGAATATAAGGAAGGCCTGATGAACCATAGCCTGGTCTATCATTACCGAACCTGAGGTTCTTTAAGTTAGTTTGTAGGTCAATTAAAGGCATCTAGTTATTTAATTTTACCGATTCTATTGTCTTGGTTAGGTGCTTTTTCATAACGTACTTCTGCTTCTTTTTTACTATCAACTACATATGTATTTACATTAACATTCATTGTTTCATTTCTATTAGGTCTTGCCATACTATTAACATCTGTAGTTGCAGCTCCTGTAGTGCTGGAAGCAATTTCACCTTTAGCTGATTTTTCTGCTACACCAGTAGGAATTTCTCCTGCTAAATTCATAGCTCTGATATTAGCTCCGCCTTTCTCTACCATTCTAATTAAACTCTTATCGATTTCTACACCTGGTAAGTAGTTTAGTATACGCATTACTCCTCCAGCTATTTTACCAAATATGTCAAACATTGTAGCAAAAACACCTTGAATACTGCTAACTATAGCTTTTATATTAGAGGGTTTGCTTAAATAGTCTATAGCTCTATCGATTAATGGTATTAATGGTGAGTTTGCAATAAAGTTAGATATAGCCTCTTTTATTTTATCCATAAAGCCGGCTATCTTCTCTTGAGCTGACGCATTAACAAGTGATTGGTATGCTTCTTCTCCTATAGCAGCAGATAGTGCTTTTTGATTTTTGTATCTTTCAAGCCCTAGCTTTAGTTGTTCACGTGCACTGTCTCCTTGTTTAGCGCCTAGCTTACTTAACATTTCTTGTTGCTTAAGCATATCACCCATTTGATCTCTAGACATACCAAATGCAGAAGCTAGAGATTCAGCTTGTATACGGTTTAGCTTTAAGAAGTCGTTAGCAGAACCAACTTGATTAGTTATTTCAGAAGCCGCTGTAGCAAGGTCGTTATTCAAGAAAGCTTCACGAGCCTTGGTTAAATTAATATCTTTTCCAGTTAATAGCTGCGCTTCAAACTCTTTTGATATAGACGATTCAAAGTCTAAGAAAGAATCGGCTAAAGCGTTTACTTGCTTTAACTCCATACCCATTGATTTAACAGTAAGTAGTGACTTACTCAATTGTGCAGGGTATTTTGCAAAAGACAAACCTAAATAGCCACCTAAATTAGATGCTTCTTTAAGTATATTCTGATAGTTAAAGCTAATTCCTGTTGCACTTTTTAAACCTGTAACTTGTGATAAAACAGATTTAGTTATACCTTCTGATGATTGGCCTGTTATTACACTAGATTTAGCTATCTCGGCTCTTGTTTGAGCATCTAGACCTGCTAACTCTTTTAGCTTAACGTTTGTTTCTAATATCTCATCAGATAAAATGTTATTAACTCCTAGTTCATCGGTTAGTTCTTTTTGAGACTCGACAAGTCTTTGTATAGTAACTAACGCACTATTAGAGTTAAGTGATATTTTTTGAAAGTTGTTGACTACAGCTTGCGCTTCATTTTTAGATAGTCCAACAGCACGACCAAACTTAGTAGTTCTATCTTGTGCTTCTAGGCCTAGCTCGACTATTTGCATAAAGCCTTTAACTAAACCTCCTATAGCAGTACCAATTAAAGGGATTGC